TGCCGCCGGTTACGAGCTTAACAGCATCGCCTTTAAAAATGTTAGACGCATAGCCGCTTGCAATAGAGTACAAACGAGTAACGCCAGCATAAGGAGTGCCGCTAACCATCTTAACCGGTACAAGCCCATAAGGGCCAGATACAGTCGGATAAGCCATTGTTAGCTCCTAAAAATTAACCTTTGCCAAAAGTAACCGTGGACTTTCTGTCGTTAAACAGAGGCATCCTCGGATCATTTTCACGCATCAGGCTGTTATCCACAGAAGTCATTTGGCCTTTGGCCTGTTCTTGGTAGTACTGATTACGCTCATCTACCATCTCCTGTGGTGCCTTGCAGAGCAACAAACCACCTATAACAATATTATCTTTGAACCGTTCATTCTCAATTCCGGACAAGAAAATCTCTGGGTGATCGGTAGCCAGCACGGGTTCCCAACCTTCGCGCAGTTTTGAAGAAACATTAGTAGGATCAGGTTGTCCCTGAGTACTAATACGTACCCAATGGTACGTATACCCTGGCTCGGGAGTAGGGCTAGGTAAGACTTCTGGGCGAGCCCAGGCTTTTTTGCGTGGGGTACGCTCACGTTTTTCGAAGTCTCTATTTACTCTATTCTCAGCCATTTGAGTTTCCTCTTAGTTTTGCGGCCTGTAAGGCGTACTGTTCCAATGGAACATTTAATTTTCGTGCTATTGCAATCTCAGATTGCTTTAAGCGTACCTTTTTAGAGGCGGTGCTCCGCGTAGCGGGTGCAACTACGTTGCTAGGTTTCTTTTTAGGAGTCTCTTCAGGCTCACTAAAATCTTCTTCCTCACCAGAATCAAATTGTTCTGGGAAGACTCTTCGCATGCGAGAATTAATCTTCTCGTAATAGTCATCTGAAGTAGGGTCAACCCCTTCCTTCACAAGTTTGCTGTGGTAGCCAAGTGCAAACGCTGTCATTTCGTCGTCACTGCCAAACCACGGATTGTCATCACGCCAAGCCTCTGCTTTTTCGTCTCTAACCTGTTGTGGTTGTTCGACTTTTTCAGATTCTTGGTTTGTTGGTTGTTGTTCTACAGGTTTTTCTTTGTTTTGTAAAGCTCTAGGTTTTAATCCTGATATCCTATCAGATTTAATTTGGGCGCTATTTAAAGCTTCCTGAGCGGCAATTATAGCTTCTGAATCACCAGAGTCATACGCATCTTTGTATTGCCTACGGGCTATGACCAACTCAGATTCAACTTGTTTTTGTGCGTGTTGTATAAGAGCGTTATGACTTCTGGTCTCTGCACCTTTTAGCCGCTCGTTTTCTTCCATGAGCTGTTTGGCATAATTCTGTAGGGCTTCACGTTCGCGATACGCTCGTTCTTTGTCTCTACGCTCGTCATGGTAGCTTTTCTGGATAGACTTAATGCGCTTCTGCACATTAGCGGAATACTCTGATAACTCATCGTCATCAACTTCTTTTGGGGCTTTAGCCCGCAAATGCCCGCGATCTTCTGGCGGTCTATCGTCTTCTATCTCTATTTCAAGGTCACCAGCCTTTATAACCTTCGGTTTTTCCTCAGGTTTTTTCATATCTTCACGACCAACAGCTCCTTCGATTTCTAGGGCGTCGTCGTCTTTTTCTTGAGTTTCTACCTCTACTTCAGCCGCTGTATCTTTCTCATCTGGCTCCGGAAACGTATACTCTACTTGCTGCATCGCCATAATCTATCTCCTATGCGCGAGAGACCACTTTGTGGTCGGGCACGACTGCTTGAATCGAATCATCGTTCATGAGTCGGTATTCTTGTCTGCCAATCTTGAACCGAGTTCCAGTATTGGCCCTAAACATCACGTAATCCCCCTGTTTGCACCATGGCCCAGTAGGAAAACGGTCTTTGTCGTTATAAGCTTGCTCGCCCATATCTAGCACTAAACCAATAGTTGAGAGTATATATTCGTCTCTAACTGTTTGATTTGATTTAACAATTTGGCTTTCGCCAAAAGTTTCTTCGATATTAGGTAGGGCTATAAGTACGTGATACCCCGTAGGCTTAGGTATAAGCTTTTCTAGTTCGGCTTGTTCCTTAGTTTCTTGGGCTATTTTTTCTCTGCGCTGCTTTTCTAAGGCAGTTTCAGCTACTGTAATAGCAGTAGCTTCAGCAGATACTCCTTCCGGAGTAATGCTTATTGTTGCTTCAGTCATCATCAGCATCCATATAGTTTCTTGCAAGGTCTTGTATTTCTCTTCGCGTGACGGTTAGACCTCGAATCACCCCACACGACTCTTTATATTCAGCGAAGTCTTTTGCTCCTCCACTGTTTATAAATTCTTCCTGGCTGCGCTGAATTTCAGCGAGTTTTTCATCAAGCACGTCAAAGACGGTTTTTGCCATTAGTTACGCTCCCTATACGCGATACGCAACGTAGCTACGGCGTTTGCTATATTTAATGCTGCTTGGGCAGACTTCATTGCTTCGTTAGGTTCTTCTGTGGCTGCATCATGGCAAAGACAATACATAGCTCTTAATGCTTCTTTCTCCACATCTTTTAACTTATATCCTTGCCCACCATTTATGCTTTCGGGGTCACGAGTTGTATCTCTCATAGGGTTCTAACTCCTGTGATTGTGGTTGTTACCTCCTTGGAGGCGGTTTTTGCGATTTAACTAAGTCGAGAAGTGCTTTTGCCTCATCAAGATCGGTTTTAGCGTTAGCTTGTTGAGTTTGAGAGGCTATACGAGTAGCTTCCAGCACTGCTGTATTGTTTGCCTTTTCTTGCTCTAGCTGTAGTTTGTTAGCAGCAAGGTAAGCATCGGCTTCGTCTTTCTTCGCCTTACGCTCTTGCTCTGCGGCTTTAAGCTGCAATTCTTGCTGTTGCATCTGAATAATAGGGTCTTGGGCTTTTTGCTGGGCTGCTTGAGCAGCGGCTTGTGCCTGTTTCGCCTGAGTATTCTGCTGCGAAGCTTCTGCCATAACTTGAGAAAGTAATACTTCTGCTTTTTCTGGCATCTCTTCGTTCGGCTTCCCTAGTGGTACGCCAAGCTTGTCTTCTATCTGTTTGCGATAAGAGAACGCTATATGCTCTGCTATATGCGCATTCAGCGCAGCGAATATTTGTTGCGCTGCGGGGTTTTGGCCGATGAACGCTGCTACTTGTGGGTCTTGCATAAAAGACTGGTGGGTAGCTATATGAGCTTCATGGTCTTGGTACATAAACGCCTTCATAGGTTTACCTGTAAGGGCACTCATGTTTTCACTGACTGGATCAGTGGGTTTAAGGTCATCTTGTGTAGGCACTAATTTGTCTGCATTTTTAATGCCTAGCACTTCGATCATCTGCCGATGCAACTGCGGCAAGTCGTATATTTGTGGGGCGGCCTGCGCCATTTGCAGTACGGCTTGGTATTGGACCACTCGTTGGGCCATCGTACTGCTGTTGGGGTCGCTGACGGGAATAACATCCACCACGGCGTAATCGTCTCGTTTAGCACGAGGCTCACCACGGTCAGGCACGTACATGTACTCTTCCGGAGCGTACTCAGCAATGATAGCCCGCAAGAGTTTAAACTCTTGCTTCATTGCATAATGTACTCTGGACTGAACTGCGGCCATTGGCTTGAGCGTACGCTCAAGAAGAGCAAGCGTTGTTCCGACAGGCGCGTTAGCGCTCATGTCAGATATATTCATATCAGAGATCGCACCTAGTCTACGACCTTCTTCTGTAATTTGGTTAAGCAACGCAAGTAATGTTTGACTTGGCTCCTTATACGGCAGGGGCATAATGTTGTCGCGAATAGAACCACTTGGCACGTCAACATCTCTAAACTCACCTGGGCCTATAGGGGTATCATCACCTTTGACTCTAAGCCCACGGGACTTCAACCCTCCAGGCAAGTTAGATAATGTACCTGCATCTACAAGCTGACGTATTAACGATGTGCCTGCACGAGCGTAACCACCGACTATATGTATTAACCCTAAGCCGTAAAAACCAAATCCAGGCACATAAACATAATGTACGAAATGCTGGCGCTTGAGAGAAAGAGGGTCTTCTGGGTCCCAATTACGGCGTATAGCTAATACAGTCCCAGTACCGCGTTCAATAGTAACTACATAAGGTTTCGCTATATCGTCGTCATCTTCAGCGCCTTCTATTATAAGGTCTGCATGAATTTCGTAGATAGCGTAACGGTCATCGTCAGTTAAAGAATAGCCACCTTCTTCCGCTTTCTTTTCTTCTATGTCCGTGTGATAAGGAGTCGGGTCACCCAGTTCAACGTCTGCATAAAAACCAGCTGCCTGTAGCTTCTTCAAGTCATTTTTTGTTTTGCGCATTACATGGGTAACACGCTCGGCACTCTCAATATTAGATGCGCCGTAAGGTACAATCACATCTTCAGGCGGGATAAACCAAGCTACTTGCCTGCCTATATTCGGATCAAAGTAAACTTTCTTAAACGCAGAACCAGCTAAGCCTAACGTATACAACATACGTTCGTGCTCTGGGCGGTACTCCGTCATTACTTCAGTCAATTCATAATTCATATCAGCTTTAACGCGTAAAGCTGCATCTTCTTTTTCCTGGGTAATCTCACCGATTATTTTTGTTTTAACCGGGCCTGCTGACGGAAAAGTTTCCGACATAGACTCAGCTTGGAATCTTATCGCGGCTTCAGCAAGGACAGTGCTATAAACACCGCAGGCATCCTCCCAAGGCATGGATCGGTCTTCGTACTTAAACCCCAGCACTTCAAGCCCTTTAACGAATGTATCCGCCCACTCTTTCCGGCTAGATATGTCAGCTTCTACATCACCAAGTAAATCTTGTGAAAGTTCACGCAGCTGACCTTCATCTAAGTATTCAGCCAAGTTAGCGTCGAAAGGAGCCGCTTCAACATCTCCTTCTTCGCCGAAAGTTATCTCGATGCTGCCGTCTTCTAGTTCTACTTCTATAGGCTTGTCAGTCACAACGTCCATTTCAACAACAGCATCGACTTCCATATCTTCTGGTAGACCTTCGGGTGTCTGGTATACGCCTTTCTCGATTGCCATTTCAGTTCTCCGCCTCCCACTTGCCTATAGGGCACGAGGCTTTCGTGAAGAATACTTTTCCGGGCATTATACACCCGCACTTTTTGCACATATTTACTTTCGGCCTTAGCTCTGGGCATTCTTGGCATATACTAAGTCTTCTCTTCGCCCTTTCCTTTATTTCAGGCGTGAAAAGATGTAGATTGCTTGTAATCCACTTACGCGACTTTTCGTCTAGCATTAGTAATACGCCCCGCCGCGTCTACCTTTGAAGTAACGCTGCTCTTCAGGCTCATCAGTCGGCAAGCGTAGAAAACCACCCTGCCTAAAACGCATTAGCGCCATTATGGTGCTATCCACGTAGTCATCGTGCTCGCCCGCTGGAAAACTTGCGACCTCGTCGATCACCTCGTCAG